TCATCTCAGCTTGGAATTTAATCGCCGCTTCCGTCAACATCGGGTGATACACCCCACAGGCACCATTCCAAGGCTCTGTTCTCTCTTCCAACTGCAGACCCAACAAATCTAGCCCATCTACATAGGTCTGTTCCCACTCTTTACGAGCGTTCTTGTCGTTGTCAAAGTCGGTGAGGAGTTCGGAGGCAAGGGAAGTGAGAGCAGACTCAGCAAGGTACTCCGCCAAATTCGCGTCGAACGAAGGCTCCTCGTCAATCTCTACCTCTACAGACTCAAGCAACTCTCCCTCTGGATCACCGATAATGATTTCAATGGGCTCTTCGTCATTGTCCTGAAGGAGCGGTGACTCCGGTAACAGAGCTTTATCGACGTTGCTAAGAGGGAGAATTGCCATGTGTTGTGTCCTATAAAATTTCGAGGAGCTTGGTGAGATAATGTTTGGCCTTTTCGTAGTCTTCCTTTGCTGGGCCTTTATCTCCAGCCCGCATTATATACTTGATCGCATTGCCCTTGTAAAAGCCGATAGCCTGTGCATGAGGCAGAGTGTCGATCACATCCCACGGCTGCACTCGTTTGTCTTTGTAGTGTGACCCACCTACTTGGTAGTCGTTAGCTTTTTTCTCTGCGCTTTCTCTTTTTTCTGTTTCTTTTACTAATTCGTTCTCTGCATCGGCGTACTCTTCTTTAATGTACTTCTCCCATGCGTTGTATTCTGCTGCTGACATTTTTGGTTTTCCCATGTGACGTGTTATTTTTTGTACTTCCAACAGGGCTTCTTCTAAATTCATTCTCTCCTCCTAGTAATAAGCTGCTAATTTTCTATATCGCCAACTGTCGGCTTCATCATCTTCGTCGTGTTTGGTTCTTACCATCCCTCCTTTTCGGATACGATTGAGGGCTTGGCTCAGGGTGTCTACGTAGTCGTCGTGGCGTCCGTTTGGAAAACTCGCTGTCTCTTCAATCACGTCCTCAGCCCAACGCCTGTCGGGTGCCCACACCTTGCCGGAAGCGAATACGTCTACGATAGCATTGAGGCGGGCTATTTTGTCGTTACCTCTTGAGGGCGTGAACTCCTGCACGGGGATACCCATCTTTCTTAGTTCGTATATTAAGGGTCCACCACTGGCCTTTTTTTCTATGATTACGCTGTCAGGCTCATGCTCTTTATATAGCTCCAATGCCTTTGCCTTCAACTCTGGGAACTCCAGCTTACCTCGCCACGCGTCCAGAAGAATGACGCACTCTTCCATCTCTTCTTCGTTGTACCACACTCCCCACAGCGTCATAGCACTATAGTCTGCCGTCTGCTTGGCTTCAAAGGCACAGTCGAAACTCATCAACGTGTACTCGCACTTTGGAGGCTTATCCTTTTTCCATGTGTTCCACATGTCCCGCTTGATGATCGCGGTTTCGTCACTGGTGGGGTTCTGTTGGTACTGCGCCTGCCATTTGCCCGCAGGGAGTTCCGCTTTAATTGCCTCTAACTCTTTAATGCTCCAGAACTCCGGCCAGAGAGATTTGCCTGACGGCATAATCGCGGGAAACTCAAACACCTCCCACTGATCTGTACCTTTTTTGTTCTGTGAGTTTTCCAGAATCTGCCCTGTGAGGTCACGGAGTGACCAGCGAGTTTGTACGATGATGATGGCCCCACCCGGCTGCAGACGCTGCCGAACACCTGATGTATACCAATCGTAAACTTTATCGTACACACCGGGATTAAAAATAGCTGTTAGCGCTTCGGCTTCAGTATGTGGGTCGTCAATAATGGCAATGTCAGCACCTCGCCCTGCTAGCGCTGCACCGATACCGCAAGCGTAGTATTCCCCGTTGTAATTTGTATTCCATCGCCCTGCTGCCTTGGAATCTGAGCGAAGCTCCACTTCGGGAAATATGGAACGATACTCTTCAGTATCCAGCAGATTTCGCACTTTTCTACCAAATCCTTCCGCCAACTCCCCCGTGTTCGACACCTGCATGATCTTCTTCTTAGGAAACTTACCTAGGAACCATGCCGGGAACAGATAAGACGCAAACTCAGATTTGGTATGACGCGGAGCGAGGTTGATGATAATTCGCTTCTTCTTACCTTCGGCAATGTCATTAAACAGCTTGGCAATTCTTCTGTGATGAGCACCTTCGATAAAGTCTGGCCACTGCGTTTTGACGAAAAAAAGAAAATCTCCTTGTGCGGTGTCCCTTGTCTTCCTCTTCTCTATCTCCTCTACAAGCCGTAGTAGCTCGATTTTTTCTGCGGGGCTGGCGAGCGCCAAGGCTTCCTGCATTTCTGTCTCGTCTATCACTCGGCTTCGCTCCACTCTGCTTCGATAGGCTCTTCTTCGACGGGTAGGTTCTTCTTACTTATTATCTGCTGCAGTTTCTGCGCTAGCGTTGCTTCGAGTTCGATGGTGGAGTGTGTGTTGATATTTATCTCCTGCACGTCTGTGTGCAGGCCCACGATATTGGTTCTTGCCAGTGCGTCTAACGCGGGCTTACTTACCTTTGGATCGGCATCTTTGGTCATCGTGAAATATTGCTTCATGATGTAATTCTGCCATTGCTCCTTCGTGACCGGCATGGGGCCATTGTACGTTTCGAGTTGTTTTTGTATGGCACGAAGCGCTGGAGCCGAAGGTGGATTGTTGATGATATCTGCATTGTCCGGGTTTTTCTTTGCCTCTCGCACCCACTCTTTCTCTTGGCGTGTTAACACGCGATCTGGTTCAGGGGGCAAGAACAGAGCGGCACTTGGCGGAACGTCCAAGAACTCTAAGATAATATCAAACGACAGCAGATAGGCATCTGCCTCGGGATGGTCACGCAGTAGATCAAAGTCTTCCATAAATCAGCAGGTATGAGAACCAGAGGCGCTAAAATATCACAACAAAAAAATAAAGGCAAGGGGAGGTAGGGACTCCTACGCTAGAAAAATTTCCCTTCAGGGGGTGGGGTTATTCGATGTCACTTTTTGCAAAAATTTTGGCATTTGCGGGTGGGGAACAAAAAACAGAATAAAAATTGCAGCGATCTAGTGTGGAACATAGTCTACATACACCACGGGACTCCTATCCACACAGCGGGGGGTCCGGTATGGGTACGTCTCCGACTTCGCCAAAACCCAGAAAATCCTAGTAAAATCAATCACTTAGCTTGACTCAAACTCTGTGTGTATGGTATAATAATGTATATATACATTTAATGGGCGGGAGAGTTTTTGGACTGTCTAAAAAATGAATGGTTGACGATATAAAAAAGTTAGTGTTATTCTATGTCCACGCTGGTTAGCCAGCCACCGAACCGCGACGGCTTCGCGGGTTTCTTGAGAGGGTAAGAGCATGAACACACAAACAAAAGAGATTTCCCCCGTTGAGGCTTTCGTTACCGACTGTCTCGCATATTCTGGCAACGCTGTAAGAATCGCCGCGCTCAAGGAAGAACAAGCTGGCCTAGTGTCAGCTAATGGGGAACTACGTAAGAAAATAGTTCCGTTCTTCAAAGAGCATAAGGACGAAAAATGGTCGTCACTTGGCAAGAGCATCAAAGCCGCGATTATTGCGGCTGGGGTGAATGATGTTGACGGATTGCTCGGTGTACTGAAAACTTCATTCGAGTACAACATTCTCCCGACTGAGCAAAACGCTGACCGACTGAGGAAGCGTGAGTCATGGGTCTCATGGTCTGGCATGGTAGTCCCGAACACATACGGCAAGGTACACAAGCCCAAGGAAGAAACAGCCCCGATTAGCCAGAAGATTGAAGCGATGCAAGCAAATGTTGATGCTGTTTTTGGGACTGCAAGCCCGACAATTCAAACCCAAACTATCACTCAACCCAAAACACCTAGCAAAGCGGTATCTGTGAAGCCCGTCACGCCACAAAAGAGCGAGCCCCCTATTCACCCCCTTACTTCAAATATTTCGTCGTCTGAGGAGCCTATCAGTGCGAGAGAGCATTGCGGCATTCTGCTCGATCAGCTTTTCAAGAACGAGGCATTTCGTTCAGAGTTCGCACCTATCCTTGCGATGTGCCTTGATTCTAACGTGGCGACTGTCACGCGTTGCTTAGTCGAGGCCCGTGATGCAATGCTGAACGGCAAGGGGGTGAAGTGATGAAGGACGAATGGAAAGCATGGGCAATCATAATCATCCTGCTACTGTGTAGCGGATTCTAACCCGACAAGCCCCCGCAAGGGGGCTTTTTTGTGCCCGCTTTTTAGACGCGTCTAAAAAATTGAAGCCAGTTCTCTTTCTACGGAACTATGCCGAGGGTCGCGTTTTTGGCACGGGTCGGGTCGGGGGCGAGAAAAAATCTTAGTTGGTTTTTTGGTGGGCTGTTTATTTTCTTTATTATCATTATTATATATATTATATTGAATACATCATATCTACTTCCCCAGAGGATTTCGTTTTTTACTAGACCGATCGGTCTAGTGTTTTTTTCTCTTCCCATAGTCTTTGTAAAACCC